TTTAAATACTGCAATTTCATACAGACCTTTTTTATTGCCATATGATATTTCATTTTGCACGATACTGAGTTCGTATGCATCAAAGTCCAGGAGAACTTGCACACCTTTGGGCATGTTTGTTTCCATCAGTTTAAAATCACTAAGTTTCACAGATGTTCTCCAGTTCAGCAAAGGGTACAACAAACTTTTTATTCTGTTTATGACACTGTACTTCAACAAGTTCAGTATCACGATCACGTGCAACAAGATCACCTGTGCTGGTGTAATCGCCATATCGTTTAATAGGCAAATCTGCCATACTCATCATACCGCCAGGACGACCAAACTCGTCTAGTGGAATGTTTTTGAGTGTGAAGTTGCAAGAGTAACTCTTGCCAGGTTCAATATCCCAAATATCAATCATAATTGTCTCCTACGACAAAAACCAAACTAAAAGGGCAAATGCAAAAATATAAGGAGCAAATTGCCAACCAATTTTAATGGCGCCAAATACTACAGCAAGTACTACACCAATAGTAAAACCAAACATAATCAGTGGGACTAAAACGTCCCACGCCATTGCTAAATCACCGCCCATGTTAGGCTCCTACAAACTTTTTAAAAATGGACTCTTTACTATAGCTGAGCCCCAAGCAATAACAAATATAACCAGGGTCATATTCTTTATCCAAACCCTCACCTTCGAGGATCCAACGTACCGCCGTGTCGCGGTTTGACGCACCCATTTTAATGGTGTCACGTACACGCTGTTTAAATTGTTCCCAGGCACGAGCTTCTAACTCTTGCTCATGCTTGGCTTGTGCATTAGCCGCTTCATCAATGCGAATGGCTTCAGCTTCGAGCTCATTATAACTCATAGTATCAAAGTCATAATGACGGCCTTTAACGCCATAAGCATCTTTATGACGATAGTAGATGAAGTCTTGAAGGTCTTCACGGGTTGGGACAATAGCTTGGTTAGTCATAATCTTTACCTCGTTTTCTAACTATGCCTACATTATGAAGCAAAACGCTTTGGTTGTCAAGCCTTTTCTGCAAAAATTTCGTCAATATCTTCCTGAGTCAGGGCTTGATATTCGTCTTTACCATGTTGTCCACTACGAACAGGATAGCCAGCGGTAACTGCAATATTACGTAGGAACATAATCTGACTTGCAGTCATCATTTCGTAAATGGTAAGTTCACCATTAGGCTTTGCAATTTCCAACCAATACATTTTTACCATTCCTTGTAATCTCCCTGAGCTTCGTTATATGCATAACCTGCATAATATTCCAAAATTTGTTCTTCAGTCATGTCGTCTCGACCAATACGGTCTGACTGCATTGATGCTCCAACATAAAAATGTGGGTCAGAACCACGACGGTAATAGCTATCAGCACTTCCACGATCCCAAGGCCCTCCATGGCGGATTAAAGTGTTTTCATCTTCCCAGGTGCAGTCGTAAACTGCACCGTTATGTTCAAAATATTCACGGGGTTTTTGCAAAGTATTGCTCATTAGTCCAACCTTGAACCTGCATAAGCAGTAAAGCCATACTTCTTAAATACCTCAGCGGCAGCTCTAGCACCTGCTTCTAGTGTGTCAACATTCTGACATCCATACTTTGAAGGGTTCCACATACAAACACTACCAGTATAGTCTTTTCTAAGACCTGCGGCTTTCATTGCCTTACCAATTTTAGTGTTCATTTTAACACCATAAATGTTAACCCAGGCAAATCCACAAGCATATTGATCTTGTCCACCTAACTTTTCTTTAAAGAACTTGTCAGCGGCCTTAAATGCTTCAACTTTTGCTTCTTCAACAATTGCTGGAATCTGTGTTTCTGTTACTGTCATATCTAACTCCTGTTAATTTCTAACTATACCTATATGATAAGGTAAGACGTCTTACTTGTCAACCTTTATTTTATAGATTCTGGAAATTCTATTGCCATTTTATATTCAAATTCATGAACAGCGTCTTTCTTTTCCAGCAACAGTTTTTCCAAACTCCACAAGGCGGCGTACTTCTCATCACTAGCGCCTTCGTTAAATGCAATTAGTGCATTTTCCAAAACTTCGATATCTTTCAACAAATCAACCATTATGCGGCCTCCATTTCGATTGCATTACACGCTTCTTCCCAAAGTTCATAATACAGTTTAGTACATTGTTCAGTAGGATTGATATCCATGTAACAGTCACTATCAACAAAATTCCAGTTAATGCTACCATCAGCATTGATGTTTTCTGGATTTACTACAGCTCGCTCAACAGCAGCTTTTACAACACGGTAAAAATCTGGAGCAAATGAACTTGAACGTGGCATATCGTGTTTCCTTTTCTCTAACTATACCATCAGTATAAGGTAAAACGTCTTACTTGTCAACAAAAAAGTTATGAAAAATACCATTTGAAATCAAAGGGTTATAATTTTTAATCGTTTCTTTCACCTTTTCCGTAATCAATTGTCACTGGAAATCTTGGAACTCCGTCATTTGAAAGCTCAAAAAATCTACAAGTTGCCCAGTTAATATCTGGATCTGCAAGCAATGCTTTTAATTGTGCTTGTGATCCTCTGATACCACTGCTGAAAGTTCTACCATCTGACATTTTGAGTGTAAGCCTTTTAGCATAACCTGCCCAGTTACCTTGCCCTTCATGAACTTCAACAACCTCGTATTCCTCAGTAATAAACTCTTTTCTCTTTAGCAGGTTTTTAGTTCTTTTACCCTCATAAGCAGTATCCTGTCTGATCATCTGCCCTTCATAACCCTCAGATGTAAACTTTCCATATAAGTCATCAATCTCTTCAGGAGTACCTGCCCAATATGTATCAACAAGTACAACACTAACGCCCACTGGTAAAAACATTTTTAAGAATTCATATCTTTCAATAAATTTCATATCTGGGTTATTAACATCAAAACAGTCGTATACATGATACTGAACCATTTCCTTGCTTTCAGCCAGTTCAGCTTCTCCCAAGTTTACAGTTTTCCTAACCAGGCTGGTAATCTTTTGAAAGTCTGACTTTAGTTCGTGATTGTAAAGCTCTCCGTCAAGTGTGATACCTGGAAATGTCTCACAAAACTTTTCAAGTGCTTCTGCAATATGAGGTACCGCAACAATCTCTTTAAACTGTCTGCTAAACAATCCTTTACTACTAGCAATACATCTGATACCATCTAACTTGGGTTGTGTATAGCCACTTGTTACTGGAGTTTTTGTAAAATCATGTGCTAACATTGGCTTAAAAGCAGTGAACGTATCAATTTTTGTTACGTCTTCAAAAAAGTCTTTTTCAACATTTTTAGTCCACTGTGCTTGTGCTTCGAACTCTGCTTGCGTTTTAGCAGTAGTAGCATTGCTACGTCCTACATTTTTCGCTTCAGTATAATTCCACTCTGAAGTAACTTTTTTACCATCTGTCAGACCCGAAATTGTTCTGATACCTGCAATATCATCAGAGTCCCAACCAACTTGGATAATCCAGGATCTAATTTTACCCTTGGTATCTCTTTTAAACAATTCAGTTAATGATTTTATATTTTGCACTTGTTAACTCCTGTCTTTAAATATACCTATACTATAAAGTAAAACGCTTTGCTTGTCAACATGTTTTTATTAACCTATCACTTAATTTTTATTATATCTGTACATAAATAGTACTTGAGAGAGACTTAGACAGAGGAGATGCGCCAGTGGACATTTTTAAATTGATAGCCGAAGTAGGCTTTCCTATCGCTGGCGCATTGGCCGCTGGATTTTTTGTTTTTACTACACTAAAGTATATCTTGGATAGTGTAAGTGGAAGCGTAAAAGGTTTAAATGGCATAATTAGTGCTTTGGACAACCGTGTACAGACAATGAATCATGATGTTGTTAGAATTGACACATTGATGAGTAACGCATTGGGTATACGTCCAGATATAGATCGAATTGCACGAGCTGATGGGAAGAACGATGCAAGGAGAGACTAATTATGACTTACAAAGTTTTGAGACTTAACGACAACGTACTCGTATACGATGTAGACACCCCCGACGATAAAATGGAATTCATGGACAGTATTGACGCTCGTCCTGGCGACACATTCCGTTTCACATACAATGGCTGGTTAGAATACTTGGGAAATGAGTTTGACCAGATCATAGATTCAAGCAAACAAGATACTGAAGCGAACGAATTGTTAAAAACATTACGGGAGTCTTCCTCATGATATGGTTAGATTACACAGTACACAGTGGCCCAAATTGTTTCACAGTGCAGGGAGACTGGCCTGGCGAAGTTATGGGGTTTGATAAAGATGGAAATCCAGGGAATAAAACAATGCCTTTATATCAACCCAGTGATGTTTTTGTAGTGGATCAACAAGGTTGGTTGCGTAAACAAAAAATGCAACCAGGCGATGTATTAATGGTAAATAACGATGGACAACTTATTAAGGTAGCCGCACAAACATTAGAGGAGAGTTAAATGGGAAAAGGAAAAAAATCCAGCGGAAAAAATTACGTTAGTAAAGGTATTGTTGGAACTACTAAAAGTAGAAGCAAACAAGATCCAGATTATCCGGCTCTTAGAATGATGAATCAGCTTAAAGCATATCAGGCTGGTAAAAATGTAGTTCTTACTATACCTAACCCCAACCCAAATGAAACCAACAAACGTTTCATTAAAGTAAATGCACGTGATGTGTGGAAAAGTGTGAGAAGATAATGGAAGATGTTGCTAACTTAATCAATCAGTATGGCTTTCCAATTGTTGCGGCAGTTGGCATGGGTTACTTTATATACTATGTATGGAAATGGGTAACAACAGAAATCAAGCCTGTATTAAGTCAAGCAAACGGCACACTTATTGGTTTAATTGATCGTATTCGCATGTTGGATAACGATTTAATCAGACTAAATCAAAAATTAACAGTAACACTACAACTACGTGAACAAGAGTTAGAAGAATTACGTGCTAAAAATAAAAAGTTAGCACAAAAATTAGAATCTAAACAAGAGGAAGAAGATTGAGCTTTACACTACTATTTCTTTTTACAATTAAACATTGCGTTGCTGATGTTTTTTTGCAAACGTTTCACCAGGGCGTAGATAAATCAAAATATCTAGATATAAAAGGACACAGACACTATTTTGAACATGGTGTCTGTACTTTTTTGATTGCAGTATTTTTTGTCAATCCTGTATACGCTGTGTTAGCAGGATTATTAGACTACCTAATTCACTGGCATGTAGACTGGGGTAAGACCAGTTTTTGTATACGCTTTGGTATTCAAAGAAATACAAACTTGTTTTGGAGAATACATACACTGGATCAGATAGCACACTATGCTACATATGCATTAATTGTATGGATCTTTACTTACTTGTCGCTATAAACACACCGTTCCAGTCATCTGGTAACTTTTGTGTTTTCATATATTCACAACGTTCAATCCACATGTCGTAATACTTGTCCATTTGACCGTCAAAGCATCCTTTTAATATTTTACATTTGTTGATTGCCGCATTAAACTGTTTTTCTTTGTACATTTGATGCATTAAATTGTGTATTTCCTGATGTTGTCGATACTCTGGCATACATATACCATGTTTATCCAATACTGTGTAAATGCTGAGTCCTACACTTTTACCTTTAACTTGCAAATCATCTATTTTAAGATAAAAGAAATCATCTTTTGTTTCAGCGTATGTTGCTTCACCCACCAACAATAAACATCCATATTCTTTACATTTACTTTCTACTCTTGCGGCGGTGCTGACAGCGTCTCCAAGAACATCATATGAATGTCTTTTTGTACTTCCCATCTCACCCACGTAACCAAGGCCAGTATTAATACCAGCACCCATACCAACCGGCGGGCGACCTTCTGGAATGATAACTTCTTCATTAAACTTCTCCACTGCTTTGAGCATGTCTAAACCACACTGTACGGCTGTACGTGCATGATTCTCATCATCAATTGGAGCATTATGTATGTGCATACTAGCATCTCCAATATATTTGATTATCATACCATTGCTGTCTAGAACTGGCTGTGTAATTGCATCCATATAACCATTCATTATACGTGTTAGTCCTGCTACATCATCACCAAAACTTTCACCCAGTGGGGTAAATCCACGTAAATCACTAAACACAATACTAACTTCACGTTTACTGCCTTTTTTAATTAAGTCTCTATTTGTTTGTAAAATTTTAACCACTGTTGGACTGGCATATCCTTCAAATTGTTTTTTAATTTCCTGCTTTTGTAGGAACTCATCTACAAACTTAATAATGTATCTGACTAAACCAACTATTACTAAAAATACTGCTGGTATGAATCCGTCTACTAACAAATTTTGTGTTTGAAATAGATAATAACTTACATAAACAAATGAACCAGTTACTGATACAAAAAATGCCAATCCAAAAAATGTCCATCGGGCCAGTACAATCGTTGCAATACCTGCAACGATTAGTGCAACGATTTCTCCCCAGGCTTCAGCATCTGGATGTCTACTAATATTACTTTCGTTAAAAACTGTACCCAACATAACTGCCTGCATTTCATGTGGAAACACACTACCGAATGCTGTTGCAATAGGTTGTGTTGTTCCTGCGGCTGTTGGTCCTACAAACACAATGCCACCTGCAAAATCTTCTGGTAAATCCAATACACTGTGGCTTGTATAACGCTGACTCCAGTCTAACCAAATTTGTCCCAGACTGTCCGTTTGTAAAAAACCATATTGTGGGATACGTAACTTGTCGATGCCCAGTGGATTTAATTTTATTTGGAAACTAGGGTCACCTGCTAGTACACGTAGAATCTCCATTGTCACGTTAGGATAGAGCGTGTCGTTGTTGTTTAGCACCAGTGGTACCCTGCGTGTCACGCCGTCTATTTCTGGAAAACTATTGATAATTCCACTACCAACAGCATTGTTTTCAATAACAGGAATATTTGCAATTATTCCTGGTACACTGGGTATTAGATAACTAAAGTCTGGATTAATAACTGCTGCTCCAGGATTAATTGGCTCGTTTTTACCTTTTTCAGCACCCAACATTGTTACAATAACAGGATAGTTTTGCATCGTAGCGGCTAGCTCTAAATCTTGACCACTGCGATCCTTTTCACTCATGAGTACATTAAAAACAACAAGCCCGGCGTTACGTGCATATAAATCCTCAATTAGTTTTGCATAATCGCCACGTGGAAATGGCCATTGTCCATATTGATTAATAGTTGCTTCATCTATGTTTACAGTATAAATGGTATTGAGTACAGGCTCTTGATTAACTATAAGTTGGTCAAAATATCTTAGTCTAATGCTTTCTACAAAACTAAAATTACTGTAGTAAGTCCAACTCAATAGTATGAGTATCAATACACTCCAGACTGGAGTTAATAAAAAACGTTTCATTGCACGGTTCCTTGCGGCCATCTTCTTACACTGATAGCACGGCGTGGGTTATATAAACTGTATTTAACACTTTTATCCTGGTTACCTCCGAGAATCATCCAATATCCATCTTTAGTAGTCATGACATAAAATCCCACATGA